ATTAAATTCTGTTGAGAACAGTGGTAGTTTTACTTGGCACGGATATAGAGTATCTCTGTTAAGAAAAGTGGATAATGCTTCCATCTATCAGATGGCTAGAGAATTCCATAACTCTTTAAAGAAAAGTAACGCTGCAGTAGAAAAAAAAGAAGAATCTAATTACTAGTTTCTTCCTTAAGGAGAAAAGAGGGCGGGAGCGGGAGACTTAACCCGCCCTAAACTAGGGATCGTTATGGAAAAAGAATTTATAGAATTATTTAAAGGATATGAAGGTGATTTTGGCATGGCCGACATGGCCAATACTGCGCTGGATTCAGAAAAAAATAAAATTAAACCAAATTATGAATGGGCAGGTCATCCTGTCACCGATACAGATTATAGAAATCATCTACTCGGAAAAAAATCAATTGGAATTCAACCCTGTCGAATAGATGGTACGGCCCAATTTGGATGCATTGATATTGATCCACCTGATTATGGAACATTTAAAGTAGAAAATTATTTAGCTTTAATTCAACAACACAAACTTCCAATAGTCCCAATTTTATCTAAAAGTGGGGGCTTGCATTGTTATATATTTTTAAAAGAACCTGTTCCCACTATTGATTTAATAGAAGCATTAAAAGCTTTTTTACTTCCTCTCGGATTAAAACCAACGACTGAGGTTTTTCCGAAACAGAAAGAACTACAGAAGGATGATAAAGGGGATATAAAACCAGGTAACTTTATCAACCTACCCTACTATAATAATGGTGACTCAAATAGGTATGCCATCGATAAGAATAATTCTAAACTATCAATTGAAGAATTTATAAAATTTGCCAATGAATCTAAAGTAGACAACGAAACTTTAACTAAACTTGTAGAAGAAGCGCATAGAAATATATTACTCGGTACCAATGCAGAATTTATGGATGGTCCTCCGTGTTTAGCTCTATGTTCTAGAACTAAATTAGATGATGGTAGAGATCGGTTTATGTATAATTATATGGTTTTTGCTAAAAAAAAATATAAAGACAAATGGCCTGATCAAGTATCACAAGCTAATTATAATTATTTAGCAGTTCCATGGGATAAAGCCAAACTAGATTCCAAAATTAAAGCTTGGAGTGGAAAAACAGCAGGTCATACCTGTTATGAAGATCCAATTAGAGATAAATGTATGCGAAGTCTTTGTTACAAAAGACCTTTCGGAATTAGCTCAGATTCTAATTCTGTGTTTCCCGAAGTTCAAGACTTTGAAATGATTGCTTATGCAGAACCTGAATATAGATTTAATGTCATTATGCCTAATGATGACACGATCCAAGTGATTATTCCTAACACCAAGTCTATGTTTCGACAGACAGATGTATTGATGTATGTATTTCAACAAACTGGAATATCTTTTGAACCGATAAAACCAAAAGAATTTAGAGCAAAATTAAATGAATGGCGTAGAAAGGGTCAAGACATTACGCCCCCTAAAGGAACTCAACTAGAAGATAGACTTGAAGAAGAACTATATCAGTACTGTGTGAATGGTCCACAGGCTCAAGAACGAAGTCAAATTCATAATGGGTCTTGTTTTACAGAAGAAGGATTTCATTACTTTAGATTTAATTCATTTATTGAACATCTAGGAAGTAATTGGAAAATACCAGAAGAAAAAATTGCACAAAAATTAAAAGACCGATGCTATGTTATATTTAATCACTCGTTCAATGTGGATGGAAAAACTTTAAAAGTATGTAAAGTTAAACAGCTACATATAGATAAAATAGAATACAAACCCGTAGAAAGGAAAAAAACTAATTATTAATGCGCTATAAAGTAGTGGGACCACCCGGCACTGGGAAAACGAGAAGACTTTTAAATGAAGTACATAGATATGTTCAAAAAGGCACCCAGTTAGATCAGATAGGATATTTTGCATTCACCCGTAAAGCTGCAGGCGAGGCCCGAGATAGATTCCTAGCAAAGAATGAGCACCTCACTAAAAAAGATATAAAATATTTTCAAACGCTTCACTCATTAGCTTTTAATACTCTGGGACTTAAGGAAGAAAACGTTATGCAAGAAGGCAATTATAAAGCAATTGGGGAAACCTGTGGCATTCAAATTAAATATGCAGCATATGAAACTAATAACTTTAATGGAATCTTTTCATCAAACAGTGAATATCTCAGTTTAATTAACCTAGCCAGAGTCAAACAAATTTCTGCGCAACAACAATTTGATTTAAATGAACACTTAACCTGGATCACTAGAGGAAAACTTCTAGCCATTGAAAAAGAAATAAATAATTATAAACAGACATATGGGTTAATTGATTTTACAGACATGCTTCAAAAATTTTTAGATAAAGGCAAATCACCTTTATTTAAAGTTATATTTGTTGATGAGGCTCAAGATTTATCTTTAATTCAATGGTCTATGATTAAAAAGATTGAAGAAGAAACTCAATGTGATGTGTGGATAGCCGGTGATGATGATCAAGCCATCTTTGGATGGGCGGGCGCTGATGTCAATTCCTTTATTAAATGGACATCTAAAGAAATTTTATTAAGACAATCTGAAAGAGTGCCTCGTTTAGTTCAACAAAAAGCTTTAGAAATTATTCAACGAATTTATATTAATAGAATACCAAAAGATTATTTACCGAAAGATGCCGAAGGAAATATTTATTACCGGTATAAAATAAATGACATTGATATGACTAAAGGCGAGTGGTTAATATTAACTCGAACCAAATCATTATGGAAACCTATTCCTCCTTTTCTAAAAAGAAGAGGATTATATTTTAATACAGTACAAGGAAATAGCATAGGAAAAACTTTACACGAAGATATCCAAACCTGGAATGAACTTGTACAAGGACTAACACCTCCAGATATAAAAAGACAAAAGCTAGAAGAACTTACAGGAGAAAAAAATTTTAATATTCATCTGAGTTGGAATGAAGCTTTTAAAAATGTTGCACTGACTAAACGACAATACATGAAAGCGATGTTATTAAATGGAGAAGATTTATCTAAACCCCCTCGAATAAAAGTATCTACGATTCATGGAGCTAAAGGAGGCGAAGCAACGAATGTGATTTTATTTTTAAATCAAACGGCGAATACTATCAAAGGTTCTAAAAAATCTCAAGCAAAACAAGAAGAAGAATTCAGGGTGTGGTATGTGGGAGTGACCCGAACTATTGAAAATTTATATTTAATAAAATGTAAAAACAAATTGAAAGAATTTAAAATATGAAAAATCCATACGATAAACAAATTGGTGGATCACACTATCAGAAATTTAAAATTCAGCCAAGTAAATTCGTAATTGAAAATGAGTTGCTTTATCCAGAAGGATGCGTTATAAAATATATCTTGAGACACAGAGCGAAAGGAAAAAAGGAAGATTTAAAAAAAGCAATTCACTTTATTGAAATGATTATGGAAAGAGATTATCCCAATGTATAAACCTTTACCCAAAGAATTACGGTTAGGGTTTTCTGATATTCATGACATTGGAGTTTTTGCAAAAGAAGTTATTGAGCCAGGAACTAATTTTGGAATGACTCATTTACAATTTGGGAAAACTCTTATTCGAACACCCTTAGGAGGATTTCTTAATCATAGTGATGATCCTAACTGCGAGAAAGCTAAATTAAAATTTACAAATACAGATCAACAACCGGGTTACATTTTTAATAAATGGAATCTTATTACCATTAAAAATATAAAAGAAGGAGAAGAACTTACATTAAAGTATACGTTCTATAAAATAAATGATTGAAGCACAAACTGAATGGGTTAAGCCCGAAGAATTTCCAGACTTAAGACAGGCCGATACAATTGCTATTGATTTAGAAACTTGGGATCCTGATTTAAAGTCTATGGGATCCGGTTCTGTTATTGGTAATGGCAAAGTTGTAGGTATCGCGGTTGCTGTCGATGGCTACTCAGGATACTTTCCATTCGATCATGAAGGAGGAGGTAACCTTGAAAAAAGTAAAGTAATTCAATGGTTTACGGATGTTTGCCAATCTCCTGCCGATAAAGTTTTTCACAATGCCATGTACGATGTCTGCTGGATTCGTAAAATGGGAATAAAAATAAACGGAAATATTTATGACACCATGATTGCAGCATCCCTCGTTAATGAAAATAGATTTAGATTTGATCTTAATAGTTTAGGTTGGGACTATGTAGGTCGAGGTAAAAATGAAACAGAATTAAAAGTTGCAGCTAAGGAATGGGGTATTGATCCTAAAGCAGATATGTGGAAACTTCCATCCATGTATGTAGGCAACTATGCTGAACGTGATGCAGAACTCACATTAGATTTATGGAAAGTCATGCAAAAAGAATTAAGCGACCAGGATCTAGGAGCTATTTTTGAATTAGAGACGGATCTTTTTCCTTGTCTGGTGGATATGAGGTTTCTCGGCGTGAAAGTGGACGTCCAAAGAGCTCATGAATTGAAGAGAGACCTAACATTATCAGAAGAAATGTTGCTGCGCAAAATAAAAAAAGAAACAGGCATAGAAACCCAAATATGGGCTGCACGATCGATTGCAAAAGTGTTTGAAAAATTAAAATTACCTTTTGACCGAACTGAAAAAACCAAGGCACCTTCATTTACAAAAAATTTCCTTTCCTCTCATCAACACCCTGTAGTTAGAATGATAGCAGAGGCAAGAGAATTAAACAAGGCACACACTACTTTTATTGATACGATTATTAGATACCAGCACTTAGATAGAATTCATGCAGGTATAAATCAAATTAGATCCGACAACGGAGGAACCGTCACCGGAAGATTTTCATATTCAAATCCAAATTTACAACAGATTCCTGCTCGTAATAAAGACTTAGGTCCATTGATTCGATCCCTTTTTCTTCCAGAATCAAATTGCGAGTGGGGATGCTTTGACTACAATCAACAAGAACCAAGATTAGTAGTTCACTATGCATCCTTAGATCAAGACGCAAGCGTCTTTAATGTTAAGAATGCCTATAGCGAAGGCGACGCAGACTTCCATACAATTGTTGCTAAGATGGCAGATATTCCTAGACCACAAGCCAAAGTAATTAATCTAGGATTATTTTATGGAATGGGTAAAGCAAAACTTCAAGCTGAACTTGGAGTATCAAAAGAAAAAGCAGAAGAGCTTTTTTCTATTTACCACAGTCGAGTTCCTTTTGTTAAAAGTTTAATGAAGTCCGTTTCTAATCGAGCACAACATCGCGGACAAATTAGAACTTTACTCGGTCGACTTTGTAGGTTTCCTTTATGGGAACCAAATAGTTTTGGTATACATAAAGCGTTACCTTTCCAGGAAGCAGTTCAAGAACATGGACCAGGTATAAGAAGAGCTTACACTTACAAAGCTTTAAATAAATTAATTCAAGGATCTGCTGCAGATATGACTAAAAAATCTATGCTAGAATTATATAAAGAGGGAATTATACCTCATATACAGATACATGATGAACTGGATATTTCTGTAGAAAGTGATAAACAGGCTAAACGTATAATTGAAATTATGGAATCTGCAGTTGACCTGGAGATACCTAACAAGGTAGACTATGAATCCGGTAAAAACTGGGGTGACATACATTAAGGAGATAATTATGGAAAAAGTGAAACAACTTTGGACATTAGCAAAAGCTAATCCCAAAATATCTGCCGCTGTTGTGGTAGTAATTGTTGCCATCTATTTTTTAGCAACTTAGGACTTTATGTTGAATGGCTTATCTGAACGCAAACATACCTGCAACGTATGCGCAGGTAAGGAGAGAATATCTCTATGACCTTTCCGGACATGTGGGAGAAGCTGAAGACTGTGTCATCTTTGGGATGGCATCGATTTCAGGGAGTGCGATACTCTTTCATGCAATTATGGAAAACGGTGCTATCTTCTATCGTTTACCGATATCTGCCTTCATACAAAGAGGCTTTGATGTCAAAAAGGTTCCTAGGATGCGACTTGACGAGTTGGAGCTTTGGAATTGTTTTAGTTACTATCCTAGTGTCAACACTTTTGATATCCTTCTAGGCCAATCAGGAAAATATATAGGAAAAGATAAGAAATGGTATCATGGTACCTATCTTTTCACGGTTGACTGGGCCCACCCAGAGAGTAATATAGTCGATACGGATCATTCCGAGATACCGGCAGAGCATAAATGCGCCCACATAATGGCCCTCGAAAATGGAAATTATGCAGCTCAACCAAATAATAGATTAATATGGAGCATTCCTTCATTTACTGTTAAAGATGAAGTGCCGTTTGACTGGAAGGTACAAACGAGTACGTGGAATGTAGAGGATACGGGGAAATGGAAAACAGAAGATACTGATAGGTACTTCTACAAGATCGAGGAAAAGAAAAATGACAAAGTGTAAAAATTGTAATTGCGATTGCCACTGTTCTTTAAAAGAACATGGTGATATGTATGGAGTTTGTAATTGTATGAATTGTGAACATGAAGAGTGTGAAACATGCCAATAGATCCAAAAAAATGTTGTGGTATGCACTCAAAAGAAAAAGAAGACAACGGAGAGTGCTGTCAAGCAAAGGAAAACGAAGAAGAACAATCAAAGGAGCAAAATGAATAAATTATGTTTAGTTCTTGCATTATTATTTGCATTAAGTGCCTGCTCGGTGGGCAAAAAATGTACCTATACACAAGATGGAACAAAACTCACATCTTATGTATGGTTTTATAATGGTGACAAGCCAATTGATTTAGATAAAAACAATTGTAACTAAGATGAATGAAAAATTAATTACGGCACTACTCGCTATACTATTAGCGCTCGGAGGATGGACACTACAACGTACATTCTCTCTTTCACAAGATATGGTTTTAATTAAAACCAAAGTGGAGATAATAGAAGATGAGGTACAGAACTTTAAAAAATTTAAGAAGAAGAAGAGACGCAAGAAAAATACTGGAGAGGGAAACTAGATGGATGAAATATTTAGTATCGTCTCTTATAATCGGTTTGTTGTTTCTTTTTTCTGTTGGGTGTAATGGCGTAAAGCATGTTATATCAATTGAAGAACCCACAGATCACACTCAGGGGGATGATGGTGGTAAATTAAAATATAAAATCATCTTCGGCGATGTGAATCAGAAGGAATAAATATGAAACTCGGTCCAGAACAAAACGTGCAGATGCCGATGAAGACCGTGATCTCTTTGATCATAATGGTCGCACTCGGGACCTTCGGATTTTTCCAGATCCAAGAGAAATTAAATCAAAACTCAACTAAAATAGAAATCATGGAGAGAGATCTAACCCTTAATACTGAGTTCAGAATCAAATGGCCGAGAGGTTTACTGGGTTCACTGCCCGCAGATTCTGAGCAGTTCATGCTAATTGAAGAACTCTATAAGCAAGTTGAAAAATTACAAACGGCTCAGGAATCAGGCATGCACAATACCGTCAACATCGATCGACTACAAAAAGACGTGGAAAAAATACTCCGTGACATTGAAAAATTAAAAGATGCGAGCAGAGAAATGAAATTTACTAACGGAAATGGAGCACCCTAATGGAAGTCGTGGTAGCTCTTTTAATGTTCGTAAATTTTGAAATTAAGGAACATAGAATTCAGCCCTCAATGAGCGTTTGCCTTCGTGGAAAACGTGAAGCGGAGAGAACGTTTTCGGATACGGTCTCTTATAAATGTATTAGAACTAAAGCTGAACTGAAAACAAATAATGATGGCTCAAGATACATCACGAAAATTGTCCTGGATTAAATGGATCATCGGAATTTTAATTGGAACTTCTATAGGAATTGCTATAGGGTTTAGTATCTATCACTATTTCTT